TGTATCCTCCCATAAATTAATAACACTATGTACCTTTCTTAACTTACATTCAACAAATAATCTAGGATGTATTACATCTGCCCTAGTTATTTTACTATTACCACCAGACAATGCATTACGTTCACCACCGAAATATTTTGCAACATTACGTTCTCTTTTTTTCCATGCTTTATCGCCCATTATATTTTTTTTCCCAAATTTCTTTTTGAGTTAGATCTTTTTCATCTGCTTTTTGTTTGGTTCTAGGATTTATTTCGTTAGGTTTTATTGTTTCAACTAAAGCATATCTGTATACAGTTGGTGATAAACCCCATTGAAAATGTAATAAAAACTTTGGTTTGTTTTTATGTTCTATTAAAGCAGGATCAAAATCAGAAGTAGTCATAACACAACAATAGCACGTATTCGCTAAATGTTCTACCTGTTAACATAAGTTAATATGTAAAATTACCCACCGCTACACGGATTAATCCATTGTATAGTGTACGGCAAAGTGTTTTGGGGGGTAGCCCCCTCCGAAGGTGCGTGATCCTACACAATCGCATCTGTCTTTCTCTATGTATGTCCTAGCGTGTTTGTATTTTGCAGGGAGGGTAGAGCTTGTAAGTTAAAGAACAAGACCACAACAACCACGCCACGGCCTTGCCTGTGAGCCGTGTGTGTGTGCGTCTATAAGCATTTCCTGTACCCTTGTTGGCCTCATGTCAAGGCATATAATCGCCCTGTTGTACCATTCACACCTATTACGGTGTATGAGTAGCCATTGTCTTGATATGTGTCTGTATGATGATCTATGTAAGAATAAGGGGCTAATTTAGAGAACCATTACCCCCGCCGTCATTTGACTTAATGACGTGGATTGTAGATAGCAGGTGGTTTAACTCTTGGCGCAGTTCTTCGTCTGTTTTCTTACCTGTTACATCCTCAACCTTATGCGTTGTCTGATAACCTGTACGATCTAGCAAGGAGTTAATAGCACCTAGTTTTACACTTGGGCTAATCTTATCGCCGTCTATGAGTTGTTTAAGTTTGTCTACGGCCATTGGTACGGCTGAACCTAGTAGCTTACGTGTTTCAGTATCTATTTCATTAAATAGCTTGTTTTTAAGTTCGTAGCCCTGTTGTTCAGCAGTCTTTTCTGAATACCCCGCTTTGATTGCGCTTTGAGTTGCGTTGCCTGTTTGGCTAAAGTACTCAATAAACCGTTTTTGTTGATCTGTAAGCATTCTGGACATAATGAGAACATTCTAACCTAAAGCAGTTGACAAGTAAATATATTTATATTATTAACTTTAGTTAACTATGAAAGGGGTTTATTATGGATAAAACTATAATGAAACTAGAAACTATTTTAGATTATTTATGTAGGATGACAGGTAGAGATATAACTATCTTCTATCCTATAAAGCAATCTGAAATCGTGCCTTATCTTAAAAAAGAGATCAAGACTACATTGGAGTTGGTCAAATGATTAAGATGAGGATTAAAGGTAAATTGTACACAGGCCAATCTGTGTACGATTGCCTATGTCAAGCAGTACGTCAACCTATTAACATTCGTGCTAAAATGGTTGATGTGCATAAACTAATCTCAAAAAAACCTATAACTAAAAAGGAGGATAAAGATGGGATATACTAACTATTGGAAACAACCTACGGACTTTACTGACGAGCAATGGAGTAAGGTAAAAATGGAGGCCGACTATGTTCGTAGTTGGTCTGAACTTCCACAGATTAAGAAAGTTTGTGAAGTTGAAATACATAAAGATGAAATCATCATTTATGGGCAATGCGAAAGTATGCATATTAATCGCTATGCTAAAACTAAACCCGATTACGAGGGGCAAGATATTACATTTAATTTTTGTAAAACCCGTGAGCAAGTCTATGATCTTGCCGTGTGGCATATGCTTGTCGCTTGTGCTTTTGTAAAAGATGATTTTACGATTTCACGTGATAATCATAATTTTACGGAGGACACTCTCGCTAATGTAGATGAAATTGAGTTGACACCTAAATCACTACAGACAGATGAGGCCGTAAATGGGTAGCGGTAGAATAGCTTTGACTTGTGGGGGTTTATCCCTCACAGGTCTAGGGTGGTTTATGTCATATAACGCAGATCATACGCTTGGACTTATCCTTGCAGGTGGTGGCGTTATTTTATTAATAAGTGCTTTACCTAGAACGGAGGATTAATATGGCGCAACATTATAAAATAGAAAGTTGGAGTAATGAAAAATGGTATCCTAAAATTATGAAAAGAATTAAATGGATACTCAAATACACAAGTGGCAATAGAAGTTATTATGGTAGTGATTATTATTTAAAAAGGTTAAGTATATTACCAAAAGAATATTGCACAGATGTGTTTGGTAATAATGAGGGTAATTTAGCTTTATCATACAAAACTACAATTAATGACATTCTTGATAAAGATAATGATTACCCGCTTTCTGATTGTAATATTGAGATACATTCACAATCTAGGGGTTTAACACAAAACAAATATATACAAGCGTATATAGTTTTATAGGAGGATAACAATGACACACTTTGTAATAAAAAAATTGACTAATTGTGGTAATATAGACTTTGGTCAAAACCCCTATGAAGTCAAGTTTGGTACAAGTACACTTGTCAATATCAAACATAAAAAATTATCTAAATTAAAAGAGTTAATTAATGTTTATATTGATGAGCATGATTTGGGTGGTGGTAATTTTATACCGCCTAAAGTTTATAAAGATAAAAAGTATGTTGGTTATTTTTCTTACAATGCAAGATTTTGGCGAGAGAAATATCCGTATCCACATTTAGAAAAGGAGTATAAACTATGACACAAAGAGATGACGGCCACGATTATAGAGATAGTAAGAATAAGGCAGAAGCGCATAAAAAAAAGAAGTTTAGCGTTTCTATTGCAGGTCTTAATAATCAAATAAATAGGTTAAATGAACTAGATCCTACAAAGGATACTGCTATCTATACAAAACAACAACTATCAACTATAATAGATGACTTAACAGACATACTTATAGATCTGAAAATAGAAACAGGAGTAGATGTATGATTATATTTGGCAAGACACCTAAAGATTGGAAACGTGATTTAGGTAGTACAAGTCTATATTACAGAACTGAAATTATTTGTTTTGTTGTTGGTTTTGTGATAGGTGCAATCGTTTTATAATGTTAAGGGAGGAAGCGAACAAAATCGTATTCCTCCCTCAACTTCTTGTATTTTTTTAATAACTTTTGATATTTAAGTTTCCATGATGTACGCCTCCTTTTGTTAATTCTATTTCCCTTGTCCACGATACTTCTTATAACTCCTACGTTTATTCTTATTCATTTTTGTTTTACTTGGATTTCTACCTATAGACGTTTTATGATGTATAGGTTCGTGTTCTACCTTTGAATATAATCCTTTACTCTTTTTTGCCATCTTCCTTTTTTAATAGTTTACTAATAGCATCTAATAAGAATGTAATCTGTTTATTACCTATAGATCTAACAACTACAAACAACTCACGTTCTCTATCTGTCATCTTATCTATAAGTCTATGATCTTTATACTCACTAAAACCACTTTGTTGCATTTCTTCATCAAACTTGCTTATCCAATCCATAGGTACATTTAACATTGTATCTAGTTTTTCCTTTTCATAAGTATCTTTTGGAAATATTTTATCAAACTTATCGTAATCTAATGACATACCCCTCCCTTGCAACAGTTGACTAACTCTATGTTTAATTTTAATAACTCTTTTTGTGTTCCCCATTTTTTTGTAAAATCTTTTGGACTAAAATGATAGCTTTCCTTTCCTTGCCTATGATGTGTAGGACAAAGCCCAATCACTTCATAATGACTAGATCTCTTACCCATACCTGTCTTATCTTTGATATGGTGTAGTTCACATGGAGTATCTGGATAGCCCATTTTATAACATATGATACAACCAAAGTCTGCAATCTTTTGCATATGTTCTTTCATGTGTTTAGTCTTTGTACGTGTCAAACTCAAAATCCTCCTTTGTAAATTCTATAGATCCAACCTTTTTTATCTTCACTATGTTTTTATTATATATAATCATTTCTTCACCTATCTCATCTTCGGATATAGACATAAAAAAGTTATGACAATGTTTATCTTTTGATAATAAATAACCCTCCGTAAATGCTATTGCAGGTCTATCTTTCTTTGCTTCACTCATAGACTTCCATTGATTGTGTGATATGTGATCTATCCACCATACTTGGTACTTGTCAAACTTGTTAATAATTTCTAGTTTATTTTTTATTGCCATAGTTTTTATATTCCGCCATTTGATTTATAGTTTTAGTTTTCCAACTATCAAAATTAATCTGTACTAAATACTTTTCCCAGTTCAATTCTGCCTCTTTACCAACTGCATCTGCAAGGTTGTCAATATGTGTTTTATATCTTTCATCTGCTCTTGCTTCTCGTTCTTGGGCATTTACACTATCCATTTTACCCGTATTAGAATTTATCATTTTCTCTTTCATTATTACAGACAATAATATTTTACGGCCATGTTCTAGTTTTGTTAGGTTTTTCTTGGCATTTGCATGGTTTTTACCTAGTTGTCTTAACTCATGCATTTTCTTTTCAATATATTCTTCACTCATAACTAAACTCCCTTATGTTTTTAGATTTTGCTCTACGTATATTTAGATGTTGTATGTACCCCATAACATCTTTACCTGTAGCTACAGGAATTACTTTTTTAGAATGAGGCCAATGACCATACTTTTCTTTAAATGTATATGAAGCCCACCCCTCTTTGTATCCTTTTTGTTTTGCAAAATAGACAAGTTGTGCATAAAAGTTTTCTTTATCTTCTGCATTTGGTTTCATCTTCGGTAGTTCAACTAATCTACCTTGTTTAATTAATATAACTTCTTCTTTCTTTGTAGGTATATGCCCACAATTAGGACATTCTGGACTATCTTTTATAGGTTTATAAACTGTATCACATTCAACACACGTAAAAGGTTGTTGATCTATAGGTTTAGGTTCTTTCTTTTTCTTCTCTTTTTCCTTGCTAGTTTTTAATGTCCAATCTGGTACATCCTCTGGAAAGCCATGTTCATACACACAGCCACTATGATCTATAATTAATGTATCTTTTTTATTAGGCGCAGGTCTTAAACTTCTACCTACCATCTGTAAATACAATGAATATGATTTAGTAGGCCTAGCTATAATTACACAAGACACCTTGGGCTGATCCCAACCCTCCGTCAAGACCATACAATTAGATAATACTTTTATCTCACCACTATTTAATTTTTCTAATTGTTCTTCACGTTCTATTTCTGCCATCTCACCATCTATGTGGCCACTAGGTACACCATTTTGTTTAAATATATTTGCAATGTATTTACTATGTTTGATTGATACACCAAAAACTACAGTTGGCCTTTGTTCACCATGTTGTATCCAATGTGATACAATATCACCAACTAATTTAGGTGTATTCATTTTTGTATTTAAAGTTTTCTTTTCATAATCACCTGCAACTATACGTATATCTTGTAAGTCTGGTATTGTAGGTGCAACTATTCTATTAGGTACAAGAAACCCTTGTCTAGTAAGATCTTTAATGTTGCCACCTTGTACAAGTTCTTCGTATATATTTCCTAAACCTTTACCGTCAGCTCTACAAGGTGTTGCAGTAAGGCCAATGACAAAAGCGTCTGGATATTCTTCTATTAATTGTTTAAATGATTTAGACGTAGATCTATGCGCCTCATCTATAATAATAACATTTGCATTTGGTTTTATAAAATCATCTCTATCTTTACGTGATGTAAATGTTTGTATGGAAGCTATTTGTACATCTGCATAATGATTTGGTGTTTTACTCGCCATAATTACACCGTGTTTAATATCAAAGTCAGCTAACTTACGGCTACATTGCATCACCAACTCCCTTCTATGGGCAACAAACAAACCGAAGTTCCCCCTTTCAATTATCTGTTCCAACATTGATGATGCAATAACCGTTTTACCGCTACCCGTAGGGGCAACAAGTAAAATCTTTTTTTTGCCTTTAGCAAAATGATTTCTAATATTATTAATTGCCTGTTTTTGATATTCTCGTAGTAGGTTCATATCTTTTCCATATATCGTTTAGTTGAAATAAAACTTCGCTTTGTTCATCTGGTGGATTACAATGACTATTAAATTCTAATGCTTCTGTCTTTGCGTAATCATATGTTTCACCACGTAATCTTATTGATATTAACATCTTTACTAATTGTTCGTGCCTATCACCCTCACCACATCCATAACGTAGTGTGCCTGTATATTGGCCTTGATACATAGATGGATCATGCTTGATTACTTTACGTTCTGGCCTTACTAATTTCAATCCATCTCTTATTTCTTTCATAGTGTATGGTTCATGTGCAGTACATTGTAATATTTTTACAGGATAAGGATTTTGTTTGTGATGATAAAAACCTGCAACACGCATTACACGTGGAAGATCTTTTACTTTAGGATCTGAATTAAATCTTGTTGCAAGTGCTTCTTGGTATAATTCAAAACTTTCTAATGGCATATCTTTTACAATCCAATAACAATGAAACTTATTACGACTTGTATTAACAACTATGTTAGGTATGACATCAAACTTTGTAGGTAATGGAGTACCATCAAGATCAATAAATACTGCTCTTACATCTTTTATATTTTTTGTAGATCTACCACAAAGATCAGTTTTATTTACAGTAAAGTATACACCTGCGCCTTTGCTATTTAGTTCAGCAAGTTCATCAAAGTGTTCTTCAATAGTACCATGTAATTGTCTTATTAATTTTTTGTTTTTAATTTTGTCATCAAAAGTTTGAAATGTATGTGTCTGTCCAAAGTAATCTAAAAACATACTGTAATGTGAGTTAGGTGTATATGTCATTCGCATCTATGTCCTATTACTAATTTGTTTCCGTCTTTTGTATAATAAGCTGAATGTTCCCATACACCTTCTTCATACCAATGGAATGTTGACATATCTTCTATAATTTTATGTGCATGGTCTGAACACCACTCATACTTTGTGTGGTCATACTCGTAATATAATCTTTCTAAATCACAAGTACTACAAGCCAATACAAATATAATTATCTTAACCATCTTCGCCTAATGTTTCATCACTCCATCTTTTTTTTGCGCCTAACTTTCCTGCAATAGATCTTTTCTTTCTATTCTTTTCTTGTTCTTTACGTTCTTCTTCTGCCTGTATACAAACTAAAAATACTTTACCTTCTTTGTCTTTCTTTTCTTCAAATAGATGTGATATGTTTTTCCAAATTTTTTCTAACTTATCAGTTCTGCAATTACACATTCTTGACATAACCTCTATGTCTTTTGGTATACGGAAACTACGCCAACAATGGCAATACAATAAAACATATGCGCCTTGTTCTTCTAATGACAACTTCATTCTGTTTGGATCTGAAATCCAATCACTTGCATAAAATTGAAACGCAGGGCTTTGCTCGTCTGTTGTTGATTTTCTCATTTTATAATCATTAAGTTAGGTTAACATCAGTTTTACATTAAGAGAAACTTCCTGTCAAGTGTGTCTACTATCTTGTATGTAGTTGTAGTTGTAGGTGTAGTTGAAGGTGAAGATGAAGATGAAGGGGATACTTTTGCCATTAGCAAAACGATACGATTTTATAACAATGCTATAGCAATGCCATTCTTTATAACCATTCTAAAGAAGGGAGGTGGTGCGGAAACCTAAACTAAAATGAAAGAGGGAAAAAACCGCACCACGATATAGCTTACACTCTCGCTTACACTATATACACGGTATACTTTTAACCTATTTAACAATGGTCTACGCCTACCGTTTAGGCGCAATCTCTAAATCTGGTCTTATATAACTTATATCATAATCACCTAATTGTGCAATCTGATATGCACGAAAAGGTGGTATTACTTGCCATTTAGATACAGCAGGATGTGAGATACCAAGCATACGGGATAAATTTTTACCACCATATTTAGTTATAATTTCTTTTTTACGTTCTTTAGCTAATCCTAACTTTTCTATCATGGTTCACCTTGTTGTATTTTTGCAACAGTAGTGTGTCTTAATTGCAACAAGTATTTAGATCTATCCTCACACTTTATGGCCTCATCTGTAAGCACTAAAATATCATCTGCTTTGTTATAATGTTGAGGTATAACACTAGATCTATCAAGATTAATAATTTCTTTATCAATCCTTTTTTGTTTAGCTTGTAATTCTTCTATAAGTTCATCTAATACACTTGCCATACTTTGTTCTATATTTGTTTTGTTAACAAAAGTCAATCTATATACTTGACTTATGTTAATATATCATTTAACTTAACTTAATCAATAATAAATTAGTAAAAAAAAAGGAAAAATATGACAAGTATAATAGTAGACGGTGGCAGTAGTACACCTAGTTTTCCAACGGTATCTGTTGGTGTACATAAGGCCAGATGTGTAAGGGTAATAGACCTAGGCACACAACACAACGACTATCAAGGGCAGATAAGTTGGAAAAGACAGGTAATGTTGATATGGGAAGTACCATCTGAAACAGATAACAAGGGCGAACCATTAACAATCAGTAAATTCTATACACTATCACTAAATGAGAAGGCAAATCTTGCTAATGATTTAGTGTCTTGGCGTGGTAGACCATTTACTGAAACAGAAAAGAAAGCATTTGATATTAGCAAACTAGCTGGTGTTCCATGCACTTTGAATGTCATTATGAATAAGAATGATAAACCCAAAGTATCAACAGTTATGCCAATAGGTAAAGGTGATAACATTGCATCACAATTTCATCCTAGTATGATATTTAGTATTACTGATTTTCAAAATAAAAAAGTTGAAGTCTTTAATCAATTACCCGAAGGTATAAGAAACATTATCTTAAAATCTAAAGAGTTAGAAGGTACAGAAACACAAGATTTAGGTGATGAGAATAATGCACAAGATCTTGGTGATATACCGTTCTAATGAATATAACCAATAAATCAAATCTACCTAAAGTTATTGAACGGGCTGTAAAAAATGATCCCTATGACAGTAGTGGATCTAATATATCTGCAACCCGTTTGATAGCGCCACCTAGAATAAGAGTACTAGAAATGCGTAACTGGGATCTTATTGAGGATGACGTATCAAATAGAATATTCTCTTTACTTGGACAATCTGTACACCACATTTTAGAGAGATCAAAACTAAAGGTAGATATAGCAGAACGTAGACTATTTTATAAAGATGATAAGATAACTAATGGATGGACATTGAGTGGTCAGTTTGATCTGTTGTCTAGACAAGGTGATCTTACAGATTTTAAAGTTACATCTGCTTGGGCCGCATTAGATGCATTAACGAATGGTAAAGAAGAATGGGAAAACCAATTAAATGTATTAGACTTTTTGTGTAGAAAAAATCAAAAGACATTGACAAGATATAAGAAAGAAGTCAAAGTTAAATCATTAAGTATAATGGCTATACTACGTGATTGGTCTAAATTAAAAGTAATGCAATCAGATAACTACCCAAGAAAACAAGTTGTTATGATACCTATACGTAGATGGTCAGAAGAAGAACAAAATAACTATATACAAGCACGTATAAAATTACACCAAGACGCAGAAAAGACAGATGATTTACCTTTATGTACAGCAAAAGAAAGATGGCGAAAAGAAGATAGTCATGCTCTTATGTTGGATAATAGAAAAACTGCTAAACGTGTACTACCAACTAGACAGGAAATGGATCAATACATGAAAGACAATAAATTTGTAGAAGGTCAAGGATGTAAGGTGGTGTTTCGTGCAGGTCAAGATGTTAGATGTCAACATTATTGTAGTGTAAATCAATTCTGTAGTCATTTTATGAATGTGAGTTTCTAATGAATAACAAAAAACCAAAGATTATAAGGCCTTTTATAGTAACAAAAGATCCTATGGTTCAAAACCTATTACATAAGTTTGCTAAAAGATCAGAAGATGGAATAAAAAAATACAATGTAACTATGGTACAAGCAAAGAAACCTATAGAAAAATGGATAGAAGATGCACA